AACAACTGCAAAAACTCCACATTGGTGCTGATTGGGTGGATGCCCTGAATGAGACATTCTCCCGTTTCAACATAAATTCAAATAACCAAAAGGCTATGTTCATTGGTCAATGTTCGCATGAGTGCGGTAACTTTCGGTTATTAGAAGAAAACCTAAACTACAAGGCGGCAACGCTGATGAAACTGTGGCCTAGAAGGTTTCCTACCTTGGAGAAAGCCAATGAATATGGTGGAAATCCTAAAAAGATCGCAAATATGGTCTATTCTTCTCGCATGGGCAACCGTGACGAAAATTCTGGTGACGGTTATCGTTTTCGTGGGCGTGGATGTATTCAACTTACTGGTTACTCAAACTATTTCCATGCTGGTAAAGCATTGGGTGTGGATTTTGGTCTTGAGCCTGACCTTGTTGCTACCCCTAAATTTGCCGCACTTACTGGGGGATGGTTTTGGTCTACCCACAACTGCAATGCTCCAGCGGATGCCCTTGACTACACTAAAGTCACCAAGATAATCAATGGTGGCACTATCGGGCTAGATGACCGCATAAAGCACGTTCAACAGGCTCTAGCGGTCTTAGGTTAGTCTTTGTCTGAACTAAGGAAGAAGACTGCCACCAATATGCCAACGGCAATAGAAGCACCAAGGCCAAGCAGAACAATAATGGTTAGGATGTTTTCAAACATCACTTAATCCTGTTCTTGATTACATCCTCAAAGCATTTAAAGAGGGTTAGAACTGCACTTACAAAGGCAGGTGCAATCATTCCTGCTACAAAGATTAAGACTTCACTCATGGTAGTTCCCTTCAAAAGGTATTAACTCGATTTGTCTAACTGAATAATACTCCCCATTGCCTACATCAAACAAGTTTTCCTCTAACAGGAAATCCTTGCTATTTATCCATCCAACTAGGCGAACACAAGTGTTATGTATCTCTGTCAAGACAAAAGTATCAACTGGTTTAGTATTAGACCAGACAACAGCGTTAAGGTTGCCACCAATCTTACTGGTGCATTTAACATCTATCGTCTTTCCCTTTCTGGTTATTAAATCAGCCCCAAACTTCCTAAAATCACAATTTAGGTCAAACGGCAACTTTAGGAACTTGGCAACTGCATATTCGGTTATTACCCCGTTTATGGATATTTGTAGACCATCTAAGGATTTATCCTGTTTGCGGTCTTGTGCGTGTTGGCTAGTTATGTGGTTGCGTAGCCTACCAATGTAGTTACAAATCGTAATCTCAGTAGCCGTCAAAGGCACATCAATGTATTCTTGGTTGTGTTTGTCACGCATATTAAACATTTGTTAGTGGAGGGTTGGTTGATTCCTGTATGCCCCCCGTCATATTTCAGGTGTTTACTTGCAAATCTCCGAATCTGCCACAAGTAAACTACTTAATCAGTTACATCAACCACGCTAGATTAAGTTTTGCATTACAGGCAGATTAAAAAGGTATGTCATCATCTTTTAAATTAGATTGCATTGGCTTACTTGCTGGTGGTTGTGCATCCCGTGGAGATACTGCCAAGCCCATAAACTTGCCTGTTTTGCCCTCTTTTATCCAAGCAGATAGCCAGTATTCCTGACCATCTACCATAATATTTCCTTTGTAATCAGGGTGCTTTTCTGTGTCTTTCTTATCGTTCTTGAACAGAACCCCTGAGTTATTCATCTTTTCCATATTAACCTCTCAATTGATTTAACTTATTAACTTTGTCATCCACTTCCGCTAAGAACTGAATAACCTCTCCTTCTAGTTCAGCAATGTACTTGTCATCTCTGGCAATTCTCTTGATAAACAACTGAAGTCCCTCTGGCATCCGTGGATCGAAACTCACGAAATCGCACCAATAACGTCCTGTGCAAGCCATCTGCCATTGCATCTGATCGTAATATTTCTTTGCTACTTCCTCACCTAACAAGGTGGAAATATGTTGGGCTGTATTTGGACATTTAATTTCCAAACAACCTAATGATGCGTTATCTTTATCTACCACAAGCCCGTCAGGACTAGCGGCAGACATTGGAATGGTTGGGTGGTCAATAGCACCAGTTTCTGTTACCAATAAGTTCATCTTGGACTCATAGTTCGCACGAGCAAAACCTTCATTCTCGATGCCCCATTCCATTGCCGCATTGGTGTAAGACTCAGCGACTTGGTTAGTCATGCGCTCGACTACTAACTGAGCCATGTAGTTAGCACGACTTGTTGAATAACCTGACTTTGTTTTAGCAACGATGTCAGAGATGCGTGATGCAGTAGCCTTGCCACAACGCTGTGCAAACCACTCAGGCGAACCTTGGATTATTTCTTCACTCATGTTTTTCCTTTAGTTTGACTGCCATTGGAATGCAATGAGCAAAATATTTAACCAAATCAGACGCAATTTGAGGCAAGTCATTGACATACCAATACACACCTTGATTTACTTTTACGGGTTTTGCTTTAGAAACCTTTTCCAGAAAAGAAGCAGACAAAGTTAATCCGTAATAGCCACTTAAATCTGTTGTAGAAAAAACCTTTTTTCCATCAATAACTTTTGTATCACTCATGCTTGCCTCGCCTTCAGCATTGCATCTGCTATTTCGTAGGCTTGATCAGCAAATTCTTTTGGGGTTGCCTTCAGAGATGTTTCTGCCAACATTCCTTGCAATGCTTTAGCCGCAAAGTAGTCACGCATAGACAATCCATCATGTGTTTCTTGATAAGGAAAATCCTTTATAGGAAATGCTGGAATATTACTCATTTCAGCACCTTCTTCTTTGCATCTTTGGCGGCAATCATCTTGGTCTGCCATGCCTTGTTTCCATCGCAATCCGCAAACGCCCTGATGTAGATGTCCTTTAGTTCATCAATGGTTGTGGTGGCCTCGATAGCCGCAATGTAGTCAAGCATCCGTCCCTCATCAGGAGTGCCTTCATCATTCTCGTTTTCACCAAGGGGCAAATCCTCTCCAGAATATATGTACATTCCGAGTCCATGCAACGCCAATGCTTTAGTCATACAACGCATGATGGCGGTATTGACATTAAAACTATCAAGTTTGGTAGTGACTTCTTTGCCGTATTTGTTGATTGTTGTAACACCTTCAATAGTAATTGACTTGTTATAACTATCCATCACAGGCAATTGACACATCATTGGTTTGCCAAACAATGTGACTGTTACGAAAACCATTGCTGTGCCATTGATTTCCATGTAACACTTATCGCCAAACATCTCTATCTTGAAAGTTGCTTCAGGATCAGCCTTTAAAGCCTCTGCCCAAGCCCAAGCCCATGATAGATATGTAAGACCATTTTTCTTTTCTGTATGCTCGTTGACGTTTGTCTTGAGCATTGCTAACACTTGTTCACTATTCATCATTAACTCCTTTTTAAATATTCACTATGTTTAACTTGCTGTTCACCGATCCAATGACTGAGCATAACCAGATCATTCTGTATTGCGCTTATGTCTTGGATGAATCCATCATACTTGTTGTTCAAGCATTTCTTGTCTAAGGTTTTCACCGATTGTTCTATTCTCATTAGTATGGTTGAGTAGTCGTTCAAAAGCATCTCCAAAGGGCTACTGCAACCATGCTGATAACTGCTATCAATCCAAATAAAACCCACACATCATTGATATGCGGTGCTGAATAATATGCACCCTCAAATATGTTCTCGTTGACATAATCCTTTGGGAACGCTTCTTGTAATGTTCTTGGGAACATACGGGTGGTTGGGTTGAAATCATCCATTTAAAATCTCCTGTACTATTTCTTGTTTGCAGTCGTTATCAAGGTACTTGAACTCGACAAAATGGTTTTCATGGCAACAGCCAACCTTCTCACCCTGTGGTTGTAGGCAGTAGCAACAATAGTAGACGTTAGATTCGTCTTCATAGATTGCTTGTAGTTCGTCTTGTATTTTCATGCTTGTCCCCTTGCTCTGATTGATTTTGCAATTTCTGATGCGCTGTATTTCTCAAGCACATGAATGGATGTGTTGTTAGAGATTTGATCTGCTATCAATGCACACGTTTCACGCTCTTTCTCTGCCACCAATTTGGCAAAAAATAGAAGTTCACCCGTGTAAACATCACAATTTTCGTAACTAGGCGAGAACCACACTTCTCCATCTTGAATCATTCCAGCCTGTTTAGCAAATTCAATAAATCCATCTCTTTCATCTTTGGTCAATGGTTTTGTCATTTGGCCTCCAGAACTTTTATGCGTTGCTCAAGTTTGGCAACCAATGCTTCTAGGTCTTTGATGCGATCTATCAGCATATCCTTATATGTGTAGTCGCTTTTTCTGTATGGTGCGTCAACACCAATTGGTTTTCTATTCACATTAACTCCTGTTTTAAAAAATATTAACTTTTCATCGCTCTCACAAATGCGGCATAACTAGCGGCTGTATCCCCAAAAGGCAACCTTGCCAACTCGACTGCCACTTCTTCTAACACATCATTACGCAATAGCAATGGATCACTACTGATTGGTAACGAGCGTAGATTCTCTGTCAAATCCCTGACCAATGCTCTTTGAATACTTCCATCTGTAACACCAGTAGAAATCTTGCGTTGTTCAGCAAGGTAGGTACTATTTCTAATCTGGTCAGTCACATCATCAAACTCAAGTTCATCAAATGCTTGGTCAAGTTTGTCGTTCATTCTCTAACCCTCATTGTGTCAACAATGTTTTGGGCTAGATGTTGGTCTTTCACCATGTTAAAGATGATGCTTGCATTTACGTCACGTTCATGCTCAGAACCCAAGTCCCAAGCGTTTGCCATACCCGTGATGGTATTTTCTGAGCAAGCCGCCATGCGTAAGTGCTGAATCATCTCTGCTTTTGTCATACGCTAATTTCTTCCCATTCTTTTCGCCATTGCGTTGTTATCTCTAACATCTCATCCATTGCTTTGTTTTCACAATGGTTATATTGCTTCTTGCTTATATCGTAAGTAATGTGTTTATCTTGCTCGTCAAATACGGCAAAGTCAATCTCGTAGTCATCGCTATGGTCAGCGTCTAGTTCATCGCCTGGACTCAGTATGTCAAAGCAGACAAGACACTCGCCAATGCCCTCTAAGTAGACACAAATCTCATGTTTAAAGTCACTAGGTTTTACCGACATTTTTAACTCCTTTTTAAGTTGGTAGAGAGATTGTCAAGGATTAAAAAAGGCTTGTGAACTAGGACAAACCCTATGTTGACAAACTAAATTTAAGTATAGGATTGCTCGTCAAAAGGAGACTATATGGAACTAAAGCAACAACATATCTCAATTCTCAAGAGGTTGGCGCATGGCGCATCATCCCTCAAACGCTTTACCGACAAGGATACAGAAGTTGGAAACCAAGGATTTCACTATCTACGTTATTTGAACGATCTTCAGAACTTTGGGCTTGCGTTGGAGATTGATGAAGTTTGGCATATCACGGGGTTTGGGGTGGCTAAGTTAGCAGAACAAACTCCACGGGTTAACAAGGATAGAGTGGCGGCTGGAACTACCACAGAAACCTATGATGGGGCTGACCTGAAACATGGTGGCAACAGGGTAGGTGCATCAGATTTCCTTAAATATCCTAGTAAGTTTGGGGACAATCTGGTATTGCCCAGAGTTTCCCTATAATTGTTTGAAACGAGGCTAGGTTGGGAGTTGCTCCCCAACTGAAAAGGGTTACACCTTCCCCTGCCTATGTTTCTTCTAAAGGTGCTTGAAAAAGGGAAAACTCGATGCACTACTACCAGTTCAATATTGGTGACTATCAAAGTCACACCGCACACCTGTCTGAAACTGAAGACCTGATTTACAGGAGACTTTTAGACTGGTATTACTTACACGAAATTCCAATTCCGCTTGACAATGAAGAAACTGCTAGACAGATTCGTATGCGTTCGCATAGCGATTGCATTGCGTCTTTATTGAAAGAGTATTTCGAGAAAACTGAAAATGGGTGGATTCACCATAGGGCTGACAAGGAAATAGCCAAGACTGGAGACAAGTCTGAAAAGGCATCTGCTAGTGCTAAAGCCCGATGGGATAAGGTTAAGGATGCGAACGCATTGCAAACGCAATCCGAAGGCAATGCTACACATAACACATTACCTATTACACATAACACAGTTAAGAGTAGCACAAGAGGCTCACGCCTCTCCACCGACTTTTGTTTAACAGAAGAATGGAAAGACTTTTGCCAACAAGACAGACCTGACCTTAACCCGTCTAAAGTGTTTGAGACATTCAAAGACTATTGGGTAGCCAAGGCTGGACAACAAGGGGTAAAACTAGATTGGTTTGCTACATGGCGTAATTGGGTAAGAAGTCAGAATCAAGCCCCTATAAACAAAGCAGATCAAGTTTTTACGACTGTGCCAAGCCGATTCGAGCGTGATCCTGCTTTGATTGCTGTTGAGCAAAAACTAAAAGAGGGTGTTCCGATGCCACCTGAGATTCGGGCGGCAATTGAACGACTCCGTAAATAATCAAGAAAGGTTGGATAAATGAATGAGTTGGCTTTATTCGCAGGTGCTGGTGGAGGAATACTTGGGGGACATCTCCTTGGATGGAGAACAGTCTGTGCAGTCGAGTGGGAATCCTATCCCGCAAGCGTACTGTGCGCCAGGCAAAATGACGGACTTCTCCCGCCTTTCCCGATTTGGGATGACGTTCAAACCTTTGACGGAAAACCTTGGAGAGGAATTGTTGACGTCATTTCGGGCGGGTTTCCATGCCAAGACATCTCCGCCGCTGGAAAAGGAGCGGGAATCGATGGAGAGCGATCAGGAATGTGGGGAGAAATGGCTCGCATCATTTGCGAAGTACGACCCAAGTACGCATTCATTGAAAACTCACCAATGCTTACTGTTCGAGGACTCGACAGAGTTTTGTGCGACATTGCCAAAATGGGGTTTGATGCTAAATGGGGAGTGTTGGGAGCATCAGAAGTTGGAGCAAACCACAAACGAGAAAGAATATGGATTGTTGCCAACTCCCTGCGCCAGGGATGGAAGGGGAGCAAGGTCTTTACAAGCACAAAAAAAAGCAAGCCGTGGTGCAACAAACAGTTTGCCAGATTACTTGAGGATTCTGCAAAATTGGCAGTACCCACCAGTAGTGGTGGCGGAATACATGATGGGGTGGCCTGTCGGATGGACAGACTTAAAGCCATTGGAAACGGACAAGTCCCATTGTGTGCCGCAACCGCATGGAGAATCCTAAGTGAACAAAAATGAAGCCCACTCAATCCTTGACCGAATCAAAACCGATAGAGAGCCAATGTCCATATTTATCACAAATGAAGCCCTACGACTCACGGGAGACATTGTTGGAGTATTTGACGAACCATTACGCTCTAATGGCAATG